CCTATCTCGGGATCTGGTGTCAGCTTGACCATGCGGCTTATGAGCGGCGTCACTGCTCTTTATCCTCTTCTATCTCAGCCTGGATAGTTGCCAGTGCGAGGCGTAGAGCGGGCGCTACGACGTCGTCCAGGTACTGGAAGGGTTCGCCCTCCTCAATGGCTGTCAGGGCCAGCATTGCGGCTTCACGCAAGTTCATGCCGCCTCCTTTGGCTCGATGGGCGGCCCATGCTCAACGGCCACAACTTCCATGAATCCGTCTACGCGGTGCTTGAGGATGGTCACTGTGGTGAAGTCACCTTTTTTGCCCCATGCGATGGACCAGTTCACGGCTGCGCGTTCTTCGTTGTTTGCATACTGCCGGCGACCCAGCATTGCTCTGCGTTCGTCTTTTCGGCCCCGGTTGTAGGCAACTGTCAGATCTCCACAGCCGGACCACAGGAATGCCTTACGAAGATCGTCAATTTCTTCCTGCATCTTGGCCTTGATCATCTCTTGCGTGATGTTCTTGAGCGGCTTGCCCGACTTAGTTTTCAGCCGATCTTCCCATGGCGTGACGACGATGTACTCGTACTTGGGAGTCTTATCCTCATTAAGAGCTTCTTCAAGGTCTTCAATGACCTCTGGCGACCAGACAACCTCAAAGGTTTTAGTGCGCGTGTCGTGACCCTGCAAGCGTCTGATCATCTGCAAGGCGTTAGCTGCTGCTTCACGCAAGTTCATACAGCATCCTGTACGTTTCGTTGAGGGCATCCAGTTCCTCCATCTTGCGCAGCTTCCACAGGTTCTTCGGGCCGTGCCAGTTGGCATGACAGTCAGCACATAAAGCTATCACTGTGAAGTGACGCTGCTGCTTGATGTGGTGGCACTGCGAAGGCGGTGGAGCTTGGCAGACGGAGCAAGGGAGCGAAGCGACAGCAGCTAAGTGCGCTTGCTCCCCCTTAGTTTTTGACTTGTGATTTTTGCTGAACATCTTCTATCCACCGAAGCACTCCTGACAGTGCTCGCATGATGTCAGTCACATGCTGATCTGCTTCAGAGAAGTTATTGTGTAGGCACTTATCCTCTAGCTGCTTCAAGTTCTTTTCAGCTACGGTGAGGTAGTACGCATAGTCGTGAAACGGTGTCATGCTTGCTCCTTTGCACGAATGGCGTCTGCGCAATGCACTGCCATTGCGCGGGTACCGATGAGATCTTCACACAACTTCGCACACGCCTCGCGCTCGGCAGCGACAACCTCTTCTATAGGCATCTTCACTATAGAGACTTCTTCTTCCCCAAAGTAGACCCTGGTTTGAATTGTTTTGGGTCCAATCGTCAAGGAGTGGCGAATTGATTGTTTAAGTCTCTCGCGCTCGGCAGCGGCACCCGCCTCAAAGCCTTCCCGATAAGACATGAATGTTGACGGGTCAATGTTGGCAAGCGTATGTGCGGCGACAAGGGCGGCAAAGCGTTCAATCCTCCGCAGTTCGTCTTGCTCTGAGTCTGTCAGAGCCGCTTCTTTTCCCTCGTAGATATGCAGCAGCACTGCGCTGTGCAGCCCAGCCTCCCGCGCCATGCGGATGATGTCATCCCTATTCATGCTTCCTCCTTCACAAAAACGCCCGACGGCAGAAGAGTACCCCGCCTATGCTTGATCTCGTTGTACGCAAGCTCAAGGCACTCGGTCATCGTGATGTCCAGCAGGGCGCACATATTGATCAGGCACACCAAGCTATCACCGACTGCATCCTTGGTGGCTAGCAGGTCGCGCTTGTTCACCGCATCCGCAAGCTCACCGATCTCAGATACAGCTTTCAGAAACTGCGCTTGAGGCGTGGAGTTCGGGATGATCTGGCGGGCTTTGGACCACTCAACCACCTTGGCTTCTAGTTCTTCAAACGTCATGGTTTAGTTCCTTTAGCTTGGTCTCGATGTGCTCTACGGACCATCCGGTAGCCTTTTCTCTTTCTTCCTCCGTCAGCCCTCGCCACTCACGGCGGGGTGGGTGGGTGTAGAGGGCAAACGCCTTGTACGCGCCGACCAGATCGTGTGGGTTATCGGTGACATACGCCGACTTGCCATCCTCCGTGTAGACCATCCACGCCACCGGCTCCTGCTCCGGCTGCTCCAGCGCGGACTTGAGGACATCAATAGCTTCGTTCAGCTTCCGGTGGTCCGAGTCGCTCATGTAGCGTGTGGCCTTATCCATAGCCACTAGAGCCTGCCGCGCAGCATCTTTCAGGTCACTCATGGGTTCACCTTCTGTGTGACGATCATCTTCTCGATCTTGGCCGAAAGATGGTCTGCTAGGGCTTCGCCCTCAACGCCGATCTTTGTGGCCCACTGATCGTCTTTGATCACCGAGATCACGTCTCGCAGGGCTTTGTTATAGCCACCGTTGAACGAGTCATCACCTTCAATGATCATCGTGATGGCGTCCCGCACGAGAGCCGTAGCTTTACGATCCTTGGCTACCTCTCGTAGTTTCTGGTAGATGTCCTCTCGCAAGTGGACGGAGTAAGGAATCATCCTCGCTTCCATGCTTGGAACTCCTGGTTCAAGTGCCGAAGTTTCGCGGCGGCAACTTTATCGGTGGACAGAGCCTTGCGGGACTGAACCCCACAAGACTCATGGATCCACTTCACCGCCTCGTCTTCGTCGTCGTCAAAGATGTGGCCTTCTTCCATGAGCCACTTCCTGAAGTCTGGGTTACGAGGCAGCATGCCTGCTAACTTTACAATCTCGCTAAAGTTATCGCGGTTCAGCGGCGTTTCGTCGTCAGCCAGCCGGACCATGACGACCTGATACCGGGCGCCCACGAAATCACGGATGAGCGGCTCAGGAAGTTCGTCAGGGTGGACACGAAGGGTCAGGATGTAACCCTCCTTGTCCTGCTTCATGGCGACTTTGACCGCCTCGTACTGCAACGTGTCCATGTTCAAAAGGGTACGTCTTGGTCGTCAATGGGCTCTTCTTGCCTAGCCTGACGGGGCTCGGGCTTCGCCTCTTCCTTCGGCTTGAACGAGTCATAAGCCAAAGAAATGAACGGCCCGTTCTTGCCGTCGCGGTTCCAGCCGGAGATCTTGATCTTCACGTCGTCTTCGCTCTCGGACAGAAGCTGCTTGACAAGACTGCGTTCAAGCGTCAGATCACCCTTGAAGTCTGGCTGCTTGTCGTTCTTCTTGTAGTTGTTCGTCCACAGTACACCGGTGTTGGAATAGTTCATGGCAGTTTTTCCTTCGTGGCCTTGAAGGCATCGAGCAGATCGTTGTAGTTGTCTTCGTCCAGCTTCTTCATCTGGTCGAACACCGTGCGGTTGACCTTGAAGATGTTCATCACATCATCTTTGGTTTTGGCAACCGACAGAGCCGCGACCGCTGCTTCGGAGACGATGTTCACGTAATCCTTCGGTTCCGCCTTGGGGTCTACCTTGACGGAGATCTGCCACGGCCCAGGCTTACCTGCGGCATCAACCGGCTTCTCTTGTTTTGGCTCTGGCTTCGGCTCAGGCTTTCGAGCCTGTTTGATCTCGCCCGTGTCTTGATCAACAGACTCAGGAACATCTTCGCCAGCATAGATGTGAAGCCCCAGGCCATGCAAAGCTAGCGCTTTCACCATGCACCGCATGATGGAAGTGTTGACCTGAAAAGCATCAGGCTTCGGAATCGGTTTGTTCCGGTGATCCATGACCGGCAGCATGCAAGTTCGCTTCTGGCCGAACATCGTGACGCTCACCCACACCATGGCGGTGTCACCGATCTTCATGAACGGCAGGGTTACATCGTCGTAGGTGAATGACTCCACATGGAAGTTGGCGTTGGGGTCGGCCTTGAGAGCTTCCGTCCATGCCCAGGCCCAGCTAAGGTAGCTGAGCCCGTTTTTCTTCTCAATGTGACCGCTTGTGTCAACCTTGATCAGATCAGCGGGCGTCATGTTCAGGCTGCCTGCACGAGCTTGGGCTTACGACCGGGCTTGGCACGGGGAGTGCCGTCCTTCTTCAGGTTGGACCGCTTCTTGGTCTTGTTCATCACGCAGTTCAGGGTGAACAGGAAGTCCTTGACTTCGGGGCGGGCGGACAGGAACTGGCTAACCAGACCGATTTCTTCATTCGTCAGATTCACTTTGAGACTCCAAATAGGATTGGTATTGCGTGCAAAATTGAGAAACCTGACACCAGGACTTGCACCTTGTCCTCTCGCCAGGACGGTGCTCAACCACATGACCCGCAGGACATGCAAGTTCAGCCTCCTCCTTCGATGAGTGCAGGCTCTTGGCCCGCACCCCACCGATCTTTTTCACTGCCCACACCGAGGGCTTCTCCCACATCTCCTCAGGTGTGCAGTGAGTCATATCCTCACCGACCTCTTTGCAGAACTGCGCGGCAGAGTGCAGCGTCAGCCGGTCGGACACAAACTTTTCCCGATCCTCGAAAGACCAAAGAGGGATAGGGATCGTGACCACCGGGGCTTGTGGATAACTTTCCTTGGTCTGCGCCTCACGCGAGGACCAGTCCCGCACGATGGCAATGATGGCTAGGTCAGTCACTGGAACTTTCTTGACCTTCTCCACCATCCATGCGTAGACGTTCAACTGGTTGTGCCAGTCCTGCTTCTCGTTCTGTACCGACCAAGCGCCGGTGACTTTGTAGTCGCGGATTGCGATGCCTTGATCACTGACCTCCTGAAGGTCAATGGCACCAGACATCTTCCATCCCATGTGCTCAATGAACAGTCGTTCCTCAACGATATGATGAGGATCTTTCCCGTGTTCCAGAACACCGTGTACGGCTGAACCGAACAAGGCCCAGACCATCTCCGAAGCGTCCTGCTCAAGCTCATCCCAGTGCTTGTTCTTTAGCTGGACGATACGCGGAGAGTTCAAGAGTTCTGTGCATGAGATATGCACATCGCCCTTGTTGTAGTTGGGGCGCTTGATGACGTTGATGAACGTCTGCGGCAAGTTGAACTTGTTGGTTAGTCTCATGTCATGACCTCGGGGGCATGTTAACAGGTGAGAGTGAGGGCGTCAACATGCGCAGAGCGAATCGAATTGATGCGAATCACGTGCGAATTGTCGAAGCCCTGCGAAGGGCTGGGGCTTACGTCAGGACGATCAGCCAAGGGGAGGGGTTGCCCGATCTTTTGGTCGGTTACATGAACCCCGTGTCAGGGAACCGTTACTGCTGGCTCGTGGAGGTCAAGGACGGATCCAAGCCACCATCGGCACGGACACTTACGGAGTTGGAGCAGAAGTTCTTCAACGAGTGGCCCGGTGGCAATGCGAAAGTTATCACCTCGGAGGACGAGGCTTTGCGGTTGATCATGGGTGCCGTATAATCGCTCTGCCCTTTGGACAGGGCGTGACCCTCTCTTCTCCCGGTGTCGAGCTTGTCTCCACCGGGATTTTTTTTGGCTGAGCGACAGAGAACTTGTGTCCTTGTGAGCAGATGAGTCTGCGGTACACATGATTCATTCGGGTGCGCGTCTCAAGCACGATGGCTTGGGCCTGACAGTGCGGGCACTTCATATCATGAGCGCGATCATGGCCGTCGTCGTGATCACGACCACGATCAGCAAGATAGCAGTCGCGCCGTCTCGCCAGATGTTTTCTTTCTCATCTTCAATGCCGACCTCTGTTGCGGCTTCTGCTGGTTCTACCACGTCCATTTCAAGTGTTCTCCTGTGTTGCGGATGATTCCATCCGATTGTTCGGGCTTGGGTGTCTTGTCTGTGATTCTGAATCTTGATTGAGTCTCTGCGGGCATTTTTTGACCTACCGGCGATGACTCAACGCTTACAAATGTCTTCACGCATTTACCGCACACCCTCCTCCTGTAGACGTTTCCGTCATGGGGTCTTGATTCCAGCACTTTTGCTTTGGTTGTCGAACCGCAATGCGGACACTTCATTTGCTAATGACCAGACGCTGTTGATTTTTGGGATGGCCTGCTTGTTTCTCCATCGCCGGCACTTCTCGGAGTTCGTCACAGCGCGCGGCTTGCGGGCATCTGGCAGGTCACCCAGAGCATAAATCGCTCTGAGATAGTCCCTATGTTCTATGTGCTCCCTCTCCCACTTGAGGATGTAAACCTGCTTCTTGGCGAAGCGCTTGCGCATGCTGCTGAGGGCCGATGCGACGTTCCAGTAGCTTGACCCTGGAAAGAAGTCGGCAACCTCACGGCCCGTCATGGGGCCAACAGAAGACAGGATGTCGCGTATCGCGTTGTTGCTAACTTTTGCACCACTCATGTCAAGACTCGTGCGGTTCGGATGGTGGCATCACGCCGACGTGCTTGGCGATCTCTCGCTCGATGTACCACCGAGCCTTGCGCAGGTCTTCGACAGCATCGTTCTTGAGATCAGCACGCCAGATGTACTTCAGCGCGTTGCCCAGGTTGAACCCCATGTGCTCGGCGATCTGGATGCACTCGATGCCGCTGGGATGCGAGGTGTAGTGCTTGGGGTGATTGACAGGATCGTTCATTTCTCTCCTTTCAGCCAGCGCTCGATGGCGCGGGCGAAGTGATGATGGTGGGTTCCGTTCTCGTACCACAGATCGGCAATGACTTCGTCGGTAAGCGTGCGCAGCTTGGAATGTGCGCCCATCATGTAAGCCACGGTGAGTTCATCGGCGTGGCACCTGTCGCACGGTAGATCAACAGGCGTGAAGTGTTCGCATACGTCACGGTTCATCCTGTCCTCCTATTCCATGCGCCCGCTCGATGGCGCGGGCAAAACGAAGCACATCGCTAGGCGACTCAACCCACATTTCCCACAGTGTCTCATCCGTCAGCGGCTTAAGCTGGGGTGGGGCGCTCCAAACAGGATCTTCCCGCCATGTTTCTGTGCCGTCTGCGTGAATCTGAACCAGAGTCCGTAGCACCCTCACCGGCTCCTGCACCGGCTCTGCCAGCGCGGCCTTGACCGGCAGGCGGTAAATCCCACATCGCGCACCGTCGCTGTCAATTTCCGCAAGCTCGTTGTCGTAGTTGGCAAGCGCAGCTTGGAGATCGGCAATTGCTTTGTAAACCGCATCGCTTGAATGCGGGTCAACGTCAGCAGATTCCAACGCCTCCAGCGCCTGCTGGGCGGCTTCGCGTAGGGTGGTCATGTGTTCCCCTCAGCTTTGGCTATGGCAGCGCGCGCCAGCGCAGCCGTCCCAGCGTCATAGGTGCTGCGCTCCATGTTCTTCAAAACCCCCAGCAGCGCGTCACGCTCCACGCGCCATCCCTCGGCAGTAGCAGCGCATACCTGTTTGCACCGCTCAAGCTCGGCATGCAAACGGCGCAGTTCAGTAGCGACAGCAAGCTCCAACGCAGTGCCATTTTCATGTATTGCTTTGTGCTCTAGCACATCAGCCAGATACAGCGCTTTTGGTTGTGTCATTTCACTTCCTCCCACTCACCGCCATAAGGCAGCCCATCGGCCTGCATGCGTCGGATGGCGTCGGCATAGCCGATCTCGTAGCCGCGCTGAATTGCACGCCCGACAGCGTGGCCCCAAAGCTCCTCCGGGATGTCCCACACGTTGAACCCGTTGATGAACGGGGCAACACACGGCACCCCGTTGTAGTTCTTGCGGCGCTCGATGATGTACTTGGGCTTCATGCTGTCCCCCTTGCGCGGATGGCAGCGGCGCAGTGGCGCATTGCGTCAGCAGAATCACCTGCGTCATCCCACGCTAATTCGTCACACACCTTCGCACACGCCTCACGTTCACGTAGCACCGCTATCTCGACTATGCGCTCCACGCGGCTGAGGGTATCTTGCTGAGCCTCCGTCATGTCCTGATAGCGCCAGCCGAGCAGTTCGATCATTTCATGCCGGATCATGCCCCCTCCAACTTCTCGTAATACGGCTTGCCGAAGAACTTCCACAGCGCCTCAAACCAGTCCTCCACCGCAGCGACGTCGCCCGTCCAACCATGCAGGCCGTTCATCTCGACGTTGAAGAATGGCTTGTCATCGCCCAGGTTGAACTGCGCAGTCGGCATGTAACCTACCCCTGCTTTGTTGTGAGGAGGCGGGTACTTGCTCCAGTCATAGGCATACACCGTGATGTAGTACTTCTTTCCTTCTTCGTCATCAAACCGCTTTTGCAGGATGAAGTCCGCTAGCCTGTTCACGTCAGGCCGAGGAGTGGTGTAGATCTTGTACCCGGCTTCCAGCCAGTCATCGTTGGTCATTTGCTTTCTCCTTTCGGCACCCAGCCAAACCGCCGCCAAGTAATTGTGATGTCCGTCGCCGCAGCAGGGCGGTACACGAACGCCGGGTTGGTGATGGGCACGGTGGGGTGGGTTACTTTCGGTTCGTTCATCACAACTTTTCTCCTAAGATTTCTCTAACTCTGGCGATCAAATCTTTAAGACCACATGAGCAAGGCAATGTTTTGTCTTGATCCCAGGTCTTGACAAGATCGCACTCCGCTCGATGCTTGACGCGCCGCCGTAATGCATTGACGGCCCATCGCAGTTCTTGGTTCTCTACTCCAGACTCGCCCATGCCACTAACCCCACTGCTAGAAGTATCAGGATGATGAAAAAGGCAAGGACAACGGATACACCTTCGTCTTCTTTCATATCAGCAGTCCTCTCCATGGCAGATCTTGAAAGCGCGAGATCATCTGGACACGCGCAGCTTCTTTGCTTGTCTTGCATCCGAACCGCCAGTAGTGGCCGTCCCAGTACGAATACTCCAAGAAACCGCAATAGTCGCGTTGATAGACACCGATCCGAACAGGTGCTTCTGTGAACCAAGGTGTGAGAGTGTTCATTTCTTCTTTTCGGGAAAGGTCTGAGGCTGGGTGCCCAGCTTTCGGTCGATGGCCCACGCTCGGATGGCAGCGTTAGCAGCCAGTGAAGCGGCCCGCTTGCCCTCCGGCTGGAGGTGCTTGGGCAGGTCAAAAGTCTTGCGTTTCGTCATCTTGCTTCTCCTTCGCGCATACAGGTAGCGCACAAAAGTAACCACACTGGCGCTCTATCCCGCGATTGATGTGCTCGCGTAACATGCGCCCCTCTTCTTCAAGGTCCTTGACCCGGCGCTGCAATCGCAGCAGTTCACTTGTGTCGTCCATGACGCTAGTGTACGATGAACTCATTTGATGTCAACACCCTTGTCTCATGTGTTGACATCAATCACCGGAGTGCTAACATTAGCGCCCCACCAACCCAGGAGTCTCACTTGAAGACCATGAACTTGAAGGCCATCCGCACAGACGGAGGCACCCAACAACGAGCAGAAATCTCTGAGGAGACTGTCCAGTCCTACGCGGATCTGATCAAAGAGGGAGCAGAGTTCCCGCCCGTCACCGTGTTCTACGACGGCGAGGAAAGCTGGCTCGCAGACGGCCATCACCGCTGGCTGGCTCACGAGCGGGCCGGCAAAGCTAGCATCGGTGTACACATGATCCCTGGCTCCCAGCGGGACGCGGTCTTGTACTCTGTCTCGGCCAATGCTAACCACGGCCTGACCCGAACCCAAGAGGACAAGCGCAAAGCTGTCAAGACGATCCTTGAGGACTTCGAGTGGTCAGACTGGTCCGACCGCGAGATCGCCCGCAAGTGCGCTGTCTCGCTTCAGCTTGTCCAAGCCGTCAAGCACGAGCATCTACAAGGTGAGCGCGTATCGTCACGGGTGATGAACAACAAGGGAACGAGCAAGGTCAAGCGGAAGATCGAAGCCGTAGAGCCAGAGCCGGTCATCCAAGATGACGAGATCGTTCAGGAACTTGTCGCTGCCAATGAAGAGTTGACCGACCGCCTCGCTGTCGCGGCGATGGAGGCTACCGACGAGGAGAAAAAGTTAGCAGAGCAGACCATCCAGGAACTGCGCGAGAAGATCCGCGTGCTGGAGATTGAGATTCAGTCCGTGAAGATCAGCCGTGACACGTTCCAAAACGAGAACGCTCAGTTGAAGAAGCAGATTGCTGCGCTCAATCGGGAACTGAAGAAAGCTGCGTGATCCATAGCTCAAGCCGGCGAGCTTTGTGTGCCGGCAGCGGAGATAAAACATGCTTGAACTACGTGGGTATCAGCACGATACCTTGAATGCTTTGCGTGAAGGCTTTGCCAAGGGCTACAAGTCACAGATTCTGTACAGCCCAACAGGTGGCGGTAAGACCGAGATGGCGATTGCGTTGATGAACGCAACAAAACAAAAAGGAAATCGCGCCGCCATGATTCTTGATCGCATCATCTTGTGCGATCAGACCTCAAGAAGATTAGATAAGTACAAGATAGATCACGGTGTCCTGCAATCTGGACATTGGAGATACAGGCCCTCGGAGAACATCCAGGTCTGTTCGGCGCAAACGCTGGAGCGCCGTGGCTCGATGCCAAACCTGAACCTGCTGATCGTGGACGAGTGCCACGCGTCACGCAAGCAGACCATCGAGTTCATCAAGAACAACCCAAGCGTTAAAGTTATCGGGTTGACGGCCACACCGTTCACCAAGGGCATCGGCCAGACGTATGAGAACGTCGTCTCTACCGTCACAACCAAGCAGCTTGTAGATCAAGGCGTGCTGGTTCCACTGCGTGTCTTTCTCGCCAAAGAGATCGACATGGAGGGCGCGAAGAAGGTTGCGGGAGAGTGGTCCGAGGCCGAAGCCAGTGCTCGGGGCATGAAGATCACCGGCGACATCGTGGCCGAGTGGATCAAGAAGACCCACGAGATCTTCGGCAAGCCAGTCAAGACCGTGGTGTTCTGTTCTGGCGTGGCGCATGGAAACGATCTTGCTGCTAAGTTTGCCGAGCAGGGATACAACTTTGTCAGCATCAGCTACCAAGACGACGACGAGTTCAAGCGTGACGCCATCGAGGACTTCTCCAAGCCAGACAACAAGATCCACGGTTTAATTGCCACGGATATTCTGACGAAGGGATTTGACGTTCCTGATGTATTGATTGGCGTTTCCGCAAGGCCGTTTTCTAAATCATTGTCATCTCATATCCAGCAAATGGGCCGCGTCATGCGTGGTGCGCCGGGTAAATCATTTGCTGTTTGGCTTGATCATGCAGGAAATTACCTGAGATTCAGGCAGGACTGGGAGGAGATTTACGAGGACGGCGTGAAGTCCTTGGACGACGGCAAGGAGAAGGCCAAGAAGGAACCCACCGAGAAGGAGAAGAAAGAGTCCAAGTGTCCGGCTTGTGGGCATCTGTGGCCGGCTGGATCGGACACCTGCCTGCACTGCGGGCATGTGCGCGAGCGCCGGTCCCAGGTCATCTCAGTCCCTGGCGAGATGGAAGAACTCGGTCCTGTCTCCAAGGACGACAAGCAGCACTGGTGGTCCATGTGCTACTACAAGATCCAGTTTTCTGGGTGGAGCAACGGACGGGCGGCGCACACGTACCGAGAGAAATTTGGCGTTTGGCCAAAAAATCTAAAAGATGTGCCAGCCATGCCGGATGCGGCTTTCGAGAAGTTCGTACGGGCCAAGCTCATGCGCTACCTGAAGGGGAAGAAGTGATGGACTTCCTCCAATTTGCTCAAGCGCATGGAATTCTGATCCCGCATCTTCCTCCGGTAGGTCTTTGGAGGAGGTATCCCACTGAGGACCATCCCAAGTCACGCAACGGGGCAGTGAAGTACATGGGTGACCATGGCTTCATACAGAACCACGCCACCATGACCGAGGTGGCCGTGTGGAGGACAGAAAAGCCCGTAGAGCTTGATTTAAGCCGTATCCGCAAGGATGCCCTCAGAGCCCAGCAGGAAACGCTCCAGCGCCAGCATGAGGCCGTCCGTAAGGCCGCATGGATCCTCGATCAGTGCAAGTTCACATCTCACCCGTATCTGAAGTCAAAAGGGTTCGACGACGAGCCCGGTCAAGTGTGGGTGCGCGACGGGGAACACATCCTGTGCATTCCCATGCGGGTGGATGGGAAGTTGGTTGGCCTACAGATGATCGACGAGGCCGGAGGGAAGAAGTTTCTGCTCGGCCAGCGGACATCGGAGGCGGAGTTTGTATGGGACAACAAAGGCCCGCATATCCTGTGCGAGGGTTATGCGACCAGCATGTCCATCCGCATGATCCTCAAAGCCCTGAAGCGCAGGTACACCATCCACGTATGTTTCTCAGCCGGGAACATGCTGAAGGTAGCGCGAAAGTTATCAGCCGGCATGGTGGTGGCCGATAACGACGCATCAGGGACAGGTGAGCGTGTGGCCCGGGAGATCGGGTGGCCGTACTTCATGCCGCCCGAGGTGGGCCAGGACTTCAACGACCTGCACCAGGAGGTGGGGAACTTCAGGGCCGGCCAGGAACTTATGAAGGCAATGAAATTATGAAGGAGGTAATGAATGAGTTGGCTCTTTTCGCGGGCGTTGGTATAATGAAGCCACATACGGAGGTTTCATGGATACCAAACGATGCAGCAAGTGCGAGAAGGAATTGCCGCTTTCGGCCTTCTATCAGCGCAAAGGAACCAAGTCGTATCACTCAGCTTGCAAGTTGTGCGAACGCGCAATGGCAAAGGACTGGTACGAGCGCAACAAGGACAAGGCAAACGCAAAGGTGCGTGAATGGCGAGAGCAGAACGCCGATTCGGTCAGGAAATACCGCGCCGACAACAGACAGAAACACTACCGGCAAGAACTCGTCAGAAAGTACGGCGTTGAACATGCATGGTTTGATGAGCAACTACAAAGGCAAGACAACGCCTGCGCGTGCTGTAAGCGGCAATTCAAATGGGGTAGCAAGCAGACAACTCCGCATGTCGATCACTGCCACGACACGCAAGCCATTCGCGGAATTCTCTGCAATCGATGCAACACCGTTCTTGGCCTATGCGAAGACGATGACAAGTTGCTTTCTACCTTGGGGAGGTATTTGAGGAAATGTCATGGCTTATAAGTCGCGCGCTGATGGAGGCTTACGAGAACTCGCTCTCTTTGCAGGAGCCGGTGGAGGCATTCTCGGAGGAAAGCTGCTTGGATGGCGAACAGTCTGTGCCGTTGAGTGGGAACCCTACGCCGCAAGCGTACTTGCCGCCCGACAAAATGACGGCGTTCTCCCGCCCTTCCCGATTTGGGATGACGTTCAGTCCTTTGACGGAAGACCGTGGCGAGGCATTGTTGACGTCGTATCTGGCGGCTTTCCGTGCCAGGACATCAGCGTTGCCGGCAAGGGAGCAGGAATCGACGGTGCCCGATCAGGCATGTGGTCCCACATGGCGCGGATCATTGGCGAGGTTCGACCCCGCCACGTCTTCGTGGAAAACAGCCCAGCGCTCCTTACTAGAGGACTCGGACGAGTGCTCGGTGATCTGGCCGCGCTCGGGTATGACTGCCGATGGACAGTGCTGGGAGCTGCCGATGTCGGAGCACCGCACCAGCGGGACAGGTTCTGGCTTGTGGCAAACGCCAGTAGCGGACGACGCGGTGGAGCGGAAAGATGGCAAATGGAACAGTCGCGGGGAGCCCAAGCTGAGCGCACAAGTCAAGCTGTGGCCAACGCCGACAGTATGCGGGAACTACAACCGCAAGGGAGCGAGCGCGACCAGCGGGGACGGCCTTGCAACTGCGGTTCGGATATGGCCAACGCCGACAGCACACAACGCCAAGGAAGTAGCCTCTCCATCAGAACACGAGCGCAATACGCCGACGCTTGCGGCTCAAGCTGGTGGCAGTCTGAACCCGACGTGGGTCGAGTGGCTCATGGGGTGGCCGCTCGGGTGGACCGACTTAAAGCCATTGGAAACGGACAGGTTCCGCTCTGTGCTGCAACCGCCTGGGAATTATTGCGGTTTAAGTAGCAGTACAGGACACATCACTTCGAGGTGCTCGGGGTGATGTGCTTCCAGCATATGTAGTTGCGTGAGCAGGAAGTTTGCTACGCCGATAGCTTCGTCGTTCTCGCCTAGTACGTCCGTATGGACGACCACTTTGCCGTTAGCTTCGGTCAGGACGATGGAGACGGGCATTGTTCAGCGCCAATCAGTCATGTCCCAGTTTCCTTTGCCATGGTTGCACTCATGGCAGAGGATCTGAAGGTTTCGGATGTTAAGCGCCAACTCAGGGAACACTTTTCTTGGCTTGATATGGTCAACGTTCATGACAGCGCCAGTTGCTGGCGTCGCTCCGCAGCACATGCACTTAGGACCATAGAGTTTAAGCGCTTCCATCCTCAGCTTGCGCCATTCGTATGACTCCAAGAAAGCATTGGTTGTAACGAACGGGTTGTACTGCGCCTTGCGAGGCTTGCTTGGAGGTTTGCTCTGACCCTTTGGCTTGGCCTTTTTGCGATCTTTCCTAATGCTGACGAGTTGTGGTTTGTTTTTGTCTACGTGATCTTTGAGCGCATCAAAGTTCGCCTTTAGAACACTTTTTGCAGAGCCAGACCAACTGTTGAGGTTCAAAACCTTAAGGGCGTATGTCAATGCTTGAGCATGAATGCCCGTTCCAACAAATTTTTGACCCGATAGGTAAACAAGATCACGCGCGAGTTTTGCAAGTTCTTCGCCTTCGGCTTTTGCTTTTGTCTGTTTCGGATTGAACATTTCCATTCGGCCGCAAGATGCGCAAACCCATTTCGACTTTCCGCCAGAAAAATCAATAACGTCGATGACGCCACCACAAGAGCATATCCTGCTCATGATTTACTCTGCCGATACAGATATGCTGCGGCCTTCTTCTGTGTACTCGATCTGCATTCGAATCTTTCGCAAGTCATTGAACTTACGTCTGTTCTCAAGCACTCTCGGGTCTGTGCCTACCGCAAAGATGTTCGGATCAATCATGTAAACGCCATTGACAACGCGCAGAAGTAGGCCGCTCGTGATCAGTTCTCGCGTGGCGTTGTAGATCACTTGGTTCTTCAGGCCGGTTCGCTGAGTGATTTCCTTGCGCTCTAATGGTGTGATGATGACTTGGTTCTGGTCATCCTTGACCATTGATCCAAGCTCAATAAACAAGACCATGGCCGACCTTGACAGGCCGTACAGTCTTCCTAGATCGGCGTAAAACATCTTGGTGAAGGTGAGGTACGAGGCGCCATCTTTGCGCGTAACCTCCCTGATAACTTTCGCATCGTGCAGGATTTCGCCTGTCGCTGCGTCGGTTGTGATGGTGCGTTCAGTGCTGCTAAAGATAGCGCTAGCAGGCTTGCTTACAAGATCTCGCATGAGAGTCCTCCTTTCCCAGATGATAGCACCTAACGGAAAAGGAGTAAAGACCTACTAGAGTGATCTACTCAAAAACCTATACTTTTACTTGCTACGAGTAAACTTACTTCTCACGAGTAAACTTACTCGCTACGAGTAAAGTTACTTGTGACGAGTAAACCGGTTACTTGTCACGAGTAACCGATCTACTCCCTACGTGAGTCAGAGCTAGCATCCATGCGGGTTTCCGGCCGATCGCTCTTTTCTTCTCTTTGGCACACGTAGTGGTGTGCGTAAGACCTTTGGCCGGGTGAATGAGTGAGTCTGTAGCGATCAGCCGTATGTTCGCAGCGGCTGCTTCGGTTCGCCACCGCCTGTTTCTGTCGTCTTGCCCGTCGGCTCGGGAGCGATGCGCTGGCGTGGTGTGAGCGTATGAACGCCCTACCGTATGAACGCCTGCGAAAGTTGGCGGACTGAAACTGGCGTTTTCAATCCTGGGGATGTTCTCCAGTTCGGCGCGAGAGAAAAGCCCCGCCCGGTGCGCCAGTCCGAGCGGAGCGAGATCAGTCTTTGCGGATCTTACGTCCGGCAATGTTCACGCCTGAAACGAGGATCAGAAGCGCATCTAGTAGCCACCGGCTCATGCGTACTCCCTTTCATCTTCCAGGGCGTCGATCAGCTTGTTCGTGATGCGGTCTTCGTCGTCCTCGTCCATCAGGTCTTCGATCCAGGGCGCCGGCTCACCCTGCATGTCCAGCAGGATAAAGGCCACCTCAGCGGGTTCTGCCGGCCAGCAGTCCTCCGGCGGTCCCCAAGTTTTCCCGGGGTCACCCGGATAGTAGTAGGTCAACCGGGCAAAGCACGGGATATCGGCCACGCTGGTTTTAATCTCGATCATGCTTCGCCCCCAGTCGCGCGAGCGATGGCGGCGCGGGCCATGCGGATTCCGCCGGTGTCCAGCGTGTAGCCGGTCCGGTGATCTTCGTCCGCGTGCATTGCGTCCCATTCGGCGATGAGTTCTTCCAGAGCGGCCAAAAGATCAGGCGCTGCCGAAATCAGTCGGGCATTGGCGCTGCACTGCAAGGCTGAAACATGGTCATTCATGCATGGCAGCGCTATCGTCGCCGCTCCGGCCTTGATTCGCTGCTGAAGATCATGAGACTGAACGTTCCAAGGGCCGGGGGTAAAGGGTACGGTCATTTGTTAGGTCTCCACGGGCGACATGCCCCCATTGCCCACCGTATGGGCAATAGGTGCCGGTCAGTAATTGACGATTGCTTCAGTCACCGCATAGGCGCCGTCCAGCGCGTCAGCGTAGACAGACCCGTCGGCGCGTTCTAGGCGCCATTGGCCGGGTTTTGACGCGGGCCGCAGGGTCAAATATGACCCGTCGTGCATGCGTATGACGGCGCCGCTTTCAACGTGGCCGCGCATGGGGTGGAATGCGTCTTGTGTGGTGGTTGTCATGCTCAATCCTCGATTGTGTGAAGGTGTACCCATTCGCCCCGGTCACCGTTCCACGCTTCAGCCTGGAGCTTGACCCGGAGCGATTCGGCAGCCCGTAGGGCATCAGTTTTTGAGCCGTCACGACATATCGGCATACCCTGGACGATCACGCGGTATCGACCGTTAGAAAACGACAGAAAGCCCTGTTGCATCGCGTCACCTTAGAACAAGCCGGGTTCATCCGGCAGCTTGATCGGTTCCCGTACCGGGCGGACATCCGGGGGGAGTGAATCCACCGGCACGGGTACGGGGGGAAAGGGCCATACCGGGCCCCGCTTGGGTTCGGTCACAACGTCGCCCGCTCGGCAAGAGCATCGGAAATTTCGCCGGAGCGGTGGAGCCAATCGACGTAATCGACGAAAGCCGCGCGGGTATCGGCGGGGTGTTCGTTTTGTGGCGCAGTCAGTCGGCCAGCCCGCCGGGCTTCGCGCTCAAGGTTAGGGTAAGCGGACCAGAAAGCCGCCCTGATCTGTTTTTGTGTCGTCATGGTTTGCCCCTTCAGTAAACGCATACGCCGCGCGAGTAGCACGATGCAACATCCGCCCCGTCCGGCACGTCACCTGGGCGCAGGATATAAAGCGCCCTCCCGCGCGGGTCAGTCTGGACATACGCCGACAGTGGGGCATGTTTTTCCATGAGCGCCGACAGTCTCCGAAGGGCGCCGGATTCACGATCAGCGATAGGGTGACGGGCCCTGGATGTCATGCCCCATCGGCCGCCCCACTCCGTGACGAAGAACGGCCGGCCGGTTTTGTCGTCGCGCTCGATAACGCCGGCATCGGTGCCGCACTCCAGGTCATGCCAGCGGTGCAGCGTGGAGGAAATGCGCCGCAGTGTGTCCACCTCGTCGGAGTCAAAGCCGAGACGGTGGAGTGATTCGGACAGCGCCGCACGGCGCAGCAGTTCGGATTTCGTCATGGTTGAAGGTCTCCAGGATAGATGCGGGAGTGCATCCGATAGGGGCCATCAGCCCCTAGATGGATTCACTCGCCCAGCAGTCGGGCCATTTCACGCGCCCACTGTTCTATCGTTGCCGTCTCGTGCTCGTACTCTGCCGTCGTCATTTGTCCGGTCATGTACCGACGGTCCAGCGAATCCATGCGGGACTCGATCAGTCGCTCGATTCTGTCTTCCATGGTCAATCCTCCATTTCGTTGCGAACACTGCGCACGACATCCCCGGCCAGATCCCGAAGCGCCCCAAGCGCCTGGGCATGGGTCAGTCCAGCCGCTAGCATGTTGCGCATGGCCGCGCCGATAGCGTTAGCAGCGGAAGACCCTTCGCCGGCCTCATAGGTGCCGCCAGTGCGGCGGGCGTGTTCAGCCGCCACGAAGTGACGACGTACGTCCATGAGCAGAATTGCAGTGTTCATGTCACACCCCCAAAGCAATCAGGACGCCAATCCCGATACCTAGAACGCTGGCCAAGGTGACATCCGCCACCATGGCGAGGCGCTGCCGAGCAGCGGCCTTAACGTAGATCGAGCCGCCCACCGGCCCAACACGCCAAAAGACCATCCCCCCGTGACGCTTGATCATTTCGTTTCCCCCAGGTGAGACAGAGCACCAGACACGAGACAAGCCAGGAACAGCACCAGACCGATGGCGACTAGGGCTAGGTTCATGGTGCCGATACCGGACAGAACAGCAGCAGCGCCGGCCACCGCATAGGCGGCAGAGAACAGAGCGAATGGGTTCATGGGTGACAGTCTCCAGGTGAAGCCCGGGAGAACCCGGGCGGGTTGATTACAGGGCGGGCGGGTTGATAAACGACGTCAACCGCACGATGACGGCGCGGTTGTCGCCCTGGGGGTTTGCCAGCCACTTGGCGCGGCAGGCCAGCCAGTCAACGCGCGGCCCATCCGGGAACAGTGCGGAGATGTCAAAGTTAGCGCGGCGGGCGGTGTATGCCCTGCCGTTTTCACGGACAGAGCGGCGGAGGGTCTGGTACTCGGTGCGGGTCATGTCGTCATCTCCAGGTTGCAGGGTCAACCGTTGACCCCATAACCGAGATCATATGCCACGCTAGCGTGCTTTGTCTGTGACTTTTCGCACACTTCGATAGATAAATTTATCGCCACGAGACCCGGGCCGCATCATCCGCGAGACATCCAGCACGCGCCAGCGTGCAGCAGTCCATCTTGTGCCCCTATACTGTCAATCCTCACAGTATGGAGAAACACCCAGTGCCCACCCGCGCAGAGTTACGCAAAGCCGCTAAGGTGACACCGATAGAAGACATCCTCGGCCACCAAGTGACGAAAGCACTAACACCCAAGCAGCGACGCTTCGCCAAGGGAGTAGCGGAAGGGAAGACGAAGGCATCAGCCTATAGGGAAGCCTACAAGGCCAACCCAGCACCGGCAACGATCCTCCATGAGCCATACAGGCTAGCGGCTGACCCTCGGATTGCCGCCGAGATCCAGGCTTACGCCCTGGCGATTGAGAGCGCTAAACAGCGAACGCCTGCCGCTTTACGTGAATTGGTCATCCACGGCCTGGTTCAGGTAGCGCTAGATCCCGAAGCCAAAAACGCTGAGCGCATAGCCGCACTCAAGACCCTCGGGACCGTGACCGAAGTGGCCGCCTTCACCGAACGGCGCGAAACCAGGACCATCAGCAGCAGCGAGGATGCACGGAAAGCGGTGATGCTAGAGCTGACGCGCCTGATGGGCGCGAATGCTAGCACAGTGGAAGATGCGAAAGTTATCGGGGAGGCGGATGAGTTGCTGCGAGAGTTAGCAGGGACCCACCCCACCGGGACCCCCCCAGATGCTCAGCCGGAGTCCCCGCTCGATACACATACTATTCCCCCCAAACGATCCGATAACTTTTCCAGTCCCCACGAATCGTCTGCTAACTTTTCCAGTGATAACTTTTCCACCCCCGGCGAAAGTGATAACTTTCTCACAGAGACCCCACCCCCTCAATCTGGCGACACCCCCCGGTAGGCTCTGATAACTTTATGGGGTAGGGGGGTATAAATTTTGAAATTAGAGCTACTGCTAAAGTTAG